CGCAGATCTTCATCGCCGGTACTCCCTCACGAGCCGGTACAGGCCGCGCCCGAGCTCGCAGCTCGCCGCGGTCTCCTCACGCGCGCAGACCGTGCACGTCGTGCCGTGGGTCAGGAGCCCGCGGTGCGCTTGCAGGGCGACGCAGCTGCGGCAGGCGCGCGGGTACCAGGAGACAGGCTCGCCCGCGCGGCTCGCGCTCTGCACGCCGAGATCGACCGCGGTCGAGGACGTGAGGATGATGCCGTCCCATACGCAGGCCATCCCGCGAACCTGACGTTCCGACAGGCCTGCCAGTGGCGGGAGCGCTAAGGCGTCGAGGACTGTGGCAGAGAGGTGGTGCGCTGTACCTTGCTGCATGTCGACTCCAACCAGTCGTCCACGCCCCGGGGTCGTTTGCGCGACCGCCGGGGCTCTTTGTGTCCTAGGGCAGACCGTAGCGTGTCCTAGGACAAGCCACTAGGGAGTGAGTGTCTTTGCCCTCGACCGAATTACGGGTGTCCTAGTACATTCGGGCGTGCCCTAGGACGCGCAGAGGAGATCCGATGCCCGACACCGAACACCCCTACATGCAAGTCGCCGAACGGATTCGCCGCCGCATCCTCGACGGCGCCCTCGGGGAAGGCGAGAAGCTTCCAGCGCAACGGGAACTGGCCAAGAGCGAAGGCGTCTCCGTGGCCACCCTCGGCAAGGCTCTGGACCAGCTCCAGGTCGAGGGCTACATCACGACCTCCCGCAAGGGCACGTTCGTCGCCAACGCGCCCGAGGTCGCGCCGTCCAGCTACGACCGGATCACCCGCGTCCTGCGGACCGGGTCCGTCCTCGCCGAGGGCGAATCGATGATTGTCACGACCGCAGAACTGATCAAACCGCCTCAGTACGTTGCCGAACTCTTCGACCTCGACGAGGGCGACCAGGTGGTACGCCGCCAGTGGCACACAGGCAAGGGCCAGCAGCGCACCGGCCTGTACGTCACCTGGTACCCCGCCCACTTCGCCGCGTCCGTACCCGAGTTGCTGTCGACCTCCCGTCAGTCCTCCCCGGGGATCCTCCTGAAGATCCAGCAAGCGACCGGGCGCCGGATCGTGTCTGGCCGTGACGACATCCACGGCCGGGACGCGGATGCGAGGGAGGCGAACTTCCTCGGCCTGCGGATCGGTGCTCCGATCCTCGCGGGCGCCCACCGGTTGTGGGACGACGAGGGGGTCATCGAGTACGGCGAGTGGTGCTTGCCCTCCCGGCTGGCCGTCGGCTACGAGTACTCCTTCGAGGCCGCGCCGGAAGCACCCTGACCCTGGACGCACGAAAGCGGCCCCGCCCTCCCGAAGGAGAGCGGGGCCGCATTTTCGTTTCGTATCCCGTTACAGCTTCCGGTACCGAGAGGCCAAGGCGAGCGCTGCGCTACCAAGGAGGCCGCGCCCCTGGGGCGATGGCGTGCTGCCCGAGCTGGTCGCGTGGCAGGTGTAGTGCGTGGACCCGTCGCCGTCGGGCGTGCACTCCTGCGTGGTGCCGGTCCCGTCGGTGAACGTCCAGCCGGACGGCGCGGGGCCGGTGGCGCCGCGGTCGCCCTGCGGGCCTTGTTCGCCCTGGGGTCCGGCCGCGCCGGGGTCGCCTTGGACTCCTTGGGGGCCTTGGGAGCCTTGGGGTCCGGGGACACCGTTGGAGCCGGCCGAGCCAGGCGCCCCGGTGGCTCCGGGCGACGGGGTGATCGTGGGTGCCGGGCTTCCCGGGGCGCCCTTGTCGCCCTTCGGACCGGGCGGGCCGGGAATCGGCACCGGTACCGCGGCACGGTCGGGCAGGTCTGGTATGGCCTTGGTGGGGTCCGGTGCAACCGGGGTGCCGCCCTTGGCCGTGACCTGCTGACGTAGCGCTCGGACGTCCCCGGCGAGGGTGGACACGGCGCTGCCGCGCAGGTCGGCCTCGGCGGCGAGCTGGTCGGCGCGGTGGGCCTCGGACTGGACGCGCACGTAGACCAGGAGCACGGCGCCGGTGAGGGCGAGCAGGAACGCAAGGAAGGCGATCGGCTTCCAGCGGCGGGCGAGCACCACTTTGGTGCGCGTCATGTGGTGCCTCCCGACTGCTGCACGATCAGCCGTAGGCGGGCCACCTCAGAGCGCTCGGTGGCGAGCTCGGCCTTCAGCGTGGCCACCTCGGTGCGCAGTTCCCGGCGTTCCTCTTGCAGCTGGTCCGTGAGCGAGTTGAAGCCGTTCACCGCGTTCCCCTCCCTTTGGGCTCGGCCCGAGATCCGGGATCCGTACATGGCTGCCGCCCCCGCCACGACGGCGCTGCCGATCACGCCGAGGGCTGTGGCGAGGGCGGCATCCATGCCACCTCCAAGACGCTCGCATCGTGCAGGTCAGACGCCCTTGGCCAGGGACGCGCTGTTCTTCGTGCCGAACGCGCGGGCGGCCATCCCCTTCAGCAGGGTGCCCGCCGCGGCGATGCCGGCCGCGCCCATGGTCTGCCAGAAGGAGGCGTGGAACATGTCGGCGGGGCCAGCTGCCACGGCCACGCCGCCCGCAGCGACGACGGCCGTGGACAGGGTGCGCTCGGCGAGGTCGCGGCCGTAGGTCGCCGCCGTCTTGATGACGGTCTCGGCGTCGCCGGGCAGGGTGAACTCAGGCATGGGTGTGCCCTTTCAGGGAGTAGTGACGTTGCGGTGAGAGGTCAGACGTTGGGGACCTTGAGCAGGTCCCAGGTGGACTTTCCGGGCGGCCACTTGGCGGCTGCCCCTGTGTAGCCGCACTTGCGCTGGAAGGCCTCATAGCTGTCGACGTCGGCCTGGCCGAGCGTCTTGCTGGGGCCGACCTTGTAACGGCCGCAGCCCACGGCGACGAGCCGCTTACCCATGGCCTCGAAGATCGGCGACTGCTTCCCGAGGGCGGGGCGAGTGCCGTTGAGGAAGAAGGTGGCGCCCGGGTAGGGCTCGTACTTCGCGGCAGGCTTGGGCGCCCCCGGCTGGGTCGGCTTCGGCGCGGCCGGGAACGCGGGCCAACTCAGCGGGTCCTGGTGGTTGTTCTCCGGGACCGCGGCGTGCGGGTACCAGCCCGCCTTGGTCTCCCACGTGTGCTCGTCGCGGGTGCAGTTCTCGGGCCTGCCGTTGGGCCAGGCGTCCGGTACGCCCCAGCTCTTCACCCAGGCGTGCAGCTCGGCCCAGCCCTTGCACGGGGTGTCCGACAACTTGGCGTACACGGTTGTCCCGACCCTGCAGTACGGGAAGAACAGGGCCTCGATTTGGATGACGCAGCTTCCGGCCCGGTTGGTCCGGGTCCCGCCAGCGAGGTCGACGAGGCTCTTCGAGCGGGAGTTCGCGGGCACGAACTGTGTGATCCGGCCCGTGAACGGGTCCCAGAGCAGGTGCGGGGCGACGCCCTTGCCGCCACCGGAGAAGTACGAGCGGAGGTTCTCGTAGGAGATGAGGTCGGCGGGCTTGGCGGCGGTGGCGTTGCGGTCCCACGTGATGTGCGGGATCGCCTTGGCGGGGCCACCGTCGGTCGGGGCGTGATCCCCGATGTCCAGCCGGGTCGCTCCCGGCATCCACAGGTCAGGCATGCGGGCCTCTTTCTGGGCATGAAAAAAGCCCCGGCCAGCGGCTCGGGGCGGCAGGAGTGGAGCGGGTCAGGTCGCGGACTCGTAGTAGCCGGTGATGCGGACCTGGGTGGTGCTGGCCATCGTCTCGGGGACGGTGCCGCTGTGGAATGCGAGCCGACAGTCGCCCAAGGCGGGCGGGAAGAACGTGCTGACGCTCGTTGCCGTGGGCGAGACGACGATCTGCCCTGCCCACCGGTTCGTGCCGAGCAGCTGGGCGACGCCGATCATGGAGGCGCCCTGGTTGGCGGCGGTGGAGGGAAGCGACCAGTTGTAGTTGCCGCTGCCGTAGGTCGTCGAGCTGCCGCAGGTGAGGTTGATGTGGAACCAGACGTTGCGGCCGACCTTGAGGTACCGGCCGGCCAGCGTCCCGTTGTTCACGACCGGGTTGGTGCTCGAGCCGGTCCACACCGGGGTGTACGGCGTCCAGGCGCTGTAGAACGAGTTGAACTGGTCGCGGATCTCCTGGTTCATGAGCGCGGCGGAGACCACCTCGCCGACGACCCAGGTCCTGGGGGCGAACGTCATGACGCCTCACTCATCGGGCCAGGGTCGGGCACGGGGTCCGGGGGCCGGTTCGGATTGTTCGGGTCGAGGTCGTTCCACCAGTTCCGCAGGCCCGGCTTGAGCCCCATCAGGCCGACTTCTACGGCGGCGGGATCGGCGGGAAAGAGGAGCGTGCACCATCCCCACTGGCACTCTGTGCACGCGTACCGGGGGTCGGTGGGCGACACGATCGCCGCCGACCCGCATGACGAGCAGTCGGCGAGCCACCGGTTCTGGTTGATGCGGGCGAAGTACACGTCGTCGACGTCGGCCTCCGGCGGGACCAGGCGGCGGCCCGTCCGGTACTCCATCCACTTCCAGACCAGCTCGGCGGCGGGCACGTCCGCCCAGGCGTCGGCGGGCTCGCGCGGTGGTGGCGTGTAGAACGTCTCGGCGCGCACGACGGCGATGGGCATGCGGGCTCCTTCAGTAGGCGAGGCGGGTGGTGGAGTCCAGAACGCTGTAGGTGGAGTCATCGAGGACCCACACGGAGTCGGTCACGGTCGCGCTCGTGTGGAACTGGATGACGTGCGACTTCTCTTTGATCGTCTCGGTGTAGCCCTCGACGGTGACGCGCAGGCTGGATGTCGGCGCCTGCGCGGGCAGGTTGAAGATCGTGAAGTACGAGCTGATATCGGCGTCGAGGATGCTGAGGAAGGCCGACATCGTGTACGCCTCGATGGCGGCCTCGCGCAACTCCGGCCCGGGGTTCGCATACCGCGACACCAGCCAGTACGCCGCGTCCAGCACGCTGTTATCGGACGTCTTGAGGATGTCGAGAGGCTTCGGGTATTCGCCGAACGCGTCGATGCTCGATTGCGCGATGACCCGCTGCGTCGCGCCCCCCGGCCTGCTCGCGTCGACGGAGTTGACCATCTTCTGGTCGTCGTCGGCGAGCTCGGTCCCGGGCTCCAGGTCGGCGTAGTCGATCGTGAACGCCTCGGACGCCGAGTCCGGGTTGTAGCGCACGTCACGGGACTGATACGCCAGGCCGAAGGAGCCGCGCGCCGCGAACAGCTTGCCCGACTCGGTGGATTCGACCTCCCGCATGCGGGCCACCACCCCAGACCCGCCCGGCCCCTGCGAGGCGATCGGGTCGTGGGTGCTGCCCCCGATCGTCACCGTCGGTACGCCCGCATACCGGGCCAGCCGCTGGATCCGAACGTCAGCGTCCTCGCCCGCGTACCCGGTCATACCTGCGGCGTAGTGGGTGGCCGCGGTCGGACCGGGGTCGTAGTCCAGGGTGGAGTAGATCGCGGCGTGCCCGATGCTGCCGTTCCACAAGCGGGTGCTGCGGTAGCCGCCCACGTGCAGCATCCGCTGCCCGAAGCGCCGGGGGACCGCCAGGGCAGAGTCGACGAGGACGCCGTCGATCCATACGGTGCCCGCGTACTGGTCATACACGACGTGGTGCCAGGCGCCGTTGGCCAGGGTGGTCGGGCCGCTGACCGTCTCCGTGGTGAGGGCGCTGCCGTCGGAGGTCCATTCGATCTGCAGGTTGCCGCCGGCACCGATGGACAGCAGGTGCTGGGATTGCAGGTCGGTGGTGTGGACGCCGAGGATGCATCGGCCGGTGGTGGTGGTCTGAAACCAGGCCTCGAAGGTGAGGTACTGGAACATCGCCGGGTCTTCGAACTGCGGGCCCAGGTCCACCGACAGCCACTTGCCCGCGGTCGCCGAGGACGGCGTGAACACGGGCACCTGTTCGCTCGTCGCGGGCGGGCCGTCCGCACTGCCCAGCGTGAGGGTGCCGCCCGCCCCGGCCTGGGTGATGGCCAGGGAGGGGGCGCCGTTGCCGCCGACGTCTCCGGCGGTCGTCGACGTGCTGTCCTCTGTGAGGGGGTAGTACACCATCGGCGTCAACTCGAGGATTTCCTCGGCGGCCATCGACCGCAGCGCAGGCAACCGGTTGAGGCGTTTGAACAGGTCGGTGCACGAGATCGTGACGGTGGAGAGCAGGCCTTCCCAGTCGACGGGGAACTCGTTGACCATGCCGTAGAAGCGGGGACGGACCTGCGCGCCGATCAGGTCGTACTCGGCAAAGTCCGTTGTTCCCGAATCGCGGGTAGCGGACATCTGCACGGTGACCTGGTCTGTGCCCACCCACGCCGGAGTCGAGGCCGAGCGGCGCACCGTCCACCCGAACCCGTCGCCCGAGGTCTCCCAGTACACGGTTCCGGAGGCCTCGCGGACACGCAGCCACGCATGGTCAATGGGGCTGTAGGTGACGGTGACTGCCGAGCCGTCGGTGAACCCCACGTCGTTCTTGCAGGACAGCAGCCCGGTGGTGGCGTTGTACTCGAAACCGACCCGCGTGCCGCTCGTCACCGCGTTGACCATGAACGTGGTGCGGGCGTTGGTTCCCCCGGCCGGAACGGTGGCCAGCTTGACCGCGGTGTTCGTGCCCGGAAGCCGCCACTGGCGGGCCGACAGGAATCCGCTCGAGACTCCTGCTGCGGCGTTGATGCGGGCCCGGCCGCCGACCTCCGAGACGGTGCCGAAGTTCCCCGACCACCGCGTCGTATTGACCTGGTTGTCGTCGAAATCGTCGCCCAGCATCGCGAGCGGGTACGGGGCCGATCCGGAGAGTGTCGGGATGACCGCCTGCGAGATCCGGATCGGCGCGTTGCGCCGCACGAAGGGGTAGTACGGCGAGGCCGCATTGCCCGGGGTGAACGCCCCGTCCTGGTTGTCCAGGGTCAGCGTCGCCGTGCCGGGCTGTGTCTCCGACAGTTCATCGGCGGCGCCCCTGGTGATGTTCACCCCGCGCTCCTGCTTGACGCGCTGGGTGATGTCCGTCCAGGTGATGGTGTTGGGCAGCTGTACGAGCCCGCCCCAGCCCATTTCGGCGAGAAGGGTCATCTGCTCATCCCCCTAGATTCAGGCGCACGGTGCCGCCCTGAGCACGGCCGAGCTGGACGATGACCCGCTGGAGTTCGCGACCGACGGCGATGGGGTCCATCGCCTCTTGCACGGTGACGTTGACGTTGTAGACGATCCCGCCGCCCGCACCTGCGACCGCGGCCCGGCCGGTGACGCCTCGGCCGCCGACCGCACTGGTCACCTGGTCCGCCACGGCCTGCATGGCGGCGTTGATGTGAGGCAGTCCGCGAATGACGCCGACGGCCACGCCCTTTGCGGTGTTGATGCCGTGCGGGATCATCTTCGTCGCGGGCGAGCGGATCCCGAGGGCCCGCTTCAGGGCCGTCTGCATGCTCTTGGCGATCTTCTCCATGAGCTTCTCGAGGTCTTTCTCCTGGGACTCCAGTCCCTTGAGGAAGCCCTTCGATGCGTTCTTCCCTGCGTCGTACAGGCGGTCGGCGCCGACCTGCCCGAGCGTCGTCGTGGACTTGTCCAGCTGCCCCTGCAGGGAGTTGATGGACTTGAACGTGTTCTTGTCCGCGCCCACCAGGGCGCTGGCGTAGGCGTATCCGGCTTCCGGGCCCATGTCGAGGATCTGCCGCAGCAGCCCCTTGTTCAGGCCCTTCTTCGCGAGGATGTCGATGTACCGGGTGAACTGCCGGATCTGCGCGAGCTTCTGGCCGAGCCCCGCCTTGATGCCGCCCGCCGTCACCTCCTCCGGCTGCATCCCGAGGTTGGACAGGCCTGCGCCCGCGCGGGCCGCGGTGGTGACATCGGACGCGTACTTTTTCGCCTCGGCGATCTTCGCGACGAGGGCGTCCCGTTTCTTCGCCGCCGTGAGCAGCTTGCCTGTCTGCCGGTTGATGTAGGCGACGAGGTGGGATTCCTTCTTGCCGCTGAACGCGGTGCGGACGTCTTTCGCGAGATCCGCAGCCACGGACTTGATCTTGGCCTGGGATCCAGTGAGACCGATGATCAGGCCCTTGCCGAAGTCGGCCATCAGGGCCTTCGCCTTCTTCGACGGAGACGCGATCTGCAGCTCGTCCTTGACGCCGGCCGTGACCGCGGCCGCCATCGTCCGGGCAGCCGCGCCGACCCCGGCAATCCCCCCGGTCATGCCCGATGCGAGGCCCTGGGCGACGGCGCCGCCCGCACCAGGCATGCCACGGCCCGAGCCCAGCGTGCCGGAGTTGATGGCCTCGATCAGCGACCGGTACTTCGAGGTGGAGCGGGCGTTGACGATGTACTCGCCGTTGGACGCCCACCACATCGGGATGCTGTCGGAGGTTCCCGTGCCCGGCCCCTGCAGCTGGCCGCTCGGCATGCCGCCGCCCGCAAACCGGGGGACGGGGCCGCCCGCAGCCCGGAACGGCTTCTGGACGTGGGACTCGGCGTAGGTGGTCACCGTGACGGTCTTGCTGTGCACCCCGGCAAGCAGCCGCTGAATGTAGCCGATGGGGCCGGACGCCTGGTCGTTCACCTTGACGCTGGCCGTCTTGTCCTTGATCGAAGCCAGCTTGCTCTTCGCGTCGGCGACCTTCGCCTGCAGGTCGGAGATCTTCGCCTTGAGCGCCGCCTGCTTCTCCGGCGGCACTGACTTGAGCTTCGCCTTGGCCGTCTCGATCTGCGACTGCCAGTTGTTGATGTCCAGCTTCAGCTTGCCCGCGGCGAGCCGCTTCTGGGTGCTCGCTGCGAAGTCGGTCGCCACCCGCCCGGCGGTGTCCAGCCCGGACAGGAAGTTTCCCTTGAACTGGTCGAACTCCTTGCTCGCGCCCTTCAGCTTGGGACCGAGGCCGGGGAGCCAGCCCCACGCGGACGCCGACGCATGCACGATGGCGCCGATCGCGGTGAGGACACCCGTCGAGACGAGGCGCCACGACTTGATGATCGGCGGCACCATCTGCACGGCGACGGACACCATGTTGATCGACGCGTCACCGAAGATCCGGGACGCCTCCAGGATGGATCCCTTGTTGTTGTTGACCCACATGTCGAGCCGCTGCAGCGGGCCGACAGCCTTGTTCACCTCGCCGCCGATGGGGGCGAACCCGCCGAGGATGGCCAGGCCGGCGTCGGCCATCGTCGGGCCGATGATGGCGCCCAAGTCGCGGATCGTCTTCAGGCCGAAGGTCAGATCCTTGAAGATCGGGTCCAACGCCTTCATGCTGCCAGCCAGGCCGTCCATGACGCCGCCGGCGATGTCCCCCAGGATGCGGAACGTCTCGCCGAAGAGCGGGCCGAGGGTCTTGCCCATCTGGCCCGACAGGCGCCCCAGGGCGGGCAGGATGGTGTTGATCGCGGAGAACAGCCCGTCGAGCATCTTCGCGGCGCCGCCGATGCCGGGCTTCAGGCCGTCGAACAGGCCCGGCAGCCCTTTGGACAGCAGGCCGGAGATGCCGTCGCTGAACGCCTTCAGGGTGGGGCCGGACGCGGCGCCGAAGTCCAGCAGGGACCGGATGAACGGGCCGAGCGCCCCCGTCATGTCCCGGATGAATCCAGTGCCCAACTTCAGGTTGGTCTGCAGGGAGTCCTGGAAGCCGGAGTCCTTCAGCATGCGGGCGACGCCCGCGGCCGCGTCACCGAACGCGCCGCCGAGTTCGGTCATCGCCTTGCCGAGGATCTTCACCACGGGCCCGGCGGCCTTCACCGCCTTGGTGAAGCCGGGCAGCATCGCCTTCTGGATCTCCTTGCCGACCCCGCCGAACTCCTTCTTCAGCGAGACCAGGGCCTTGGTGAACTC